TGTGAACACTTAATAAACTCTGCAACTTGTTCTTGTGTATATTCTTGTTGAACTTGAGCAGATTTTAGATTAGGATTTCCCTTATAGGTCTTTGACATCTAAAATTACTCCTTCAATATGAGTATAGCCCATATGTATTGCTGCCTTAACTCGACTATTTCCACGCCAAACATCATAGTCTTTATGAACATAGATAGAACCGTTTGCGCCATATCTTTCCCCATCAAATCGCATATCTCGTCTATCGTATATCTCTATGGGGTGCAACATGACTCCTGTTTTCACAACATCTTCATTAATTTCTCTTGTTGCAACAATTTTTAAATCAGATATTTTAAAAACTTGAATATTGTCTTGCCGTTCTTTAGCCTTCAATACTTTCATTATTTTTATTTTTGAGCAAGGCCTGTAAGTCTTTTGTACTACCAACAAATAATGCGTTGGTTACATTAGTAGGACCTTTATCTGGAACTTCTTTTAGTTTCTGCATTTTTTCTTGAAGATCCAATAACTTTTCGGTAACTTCAGATACAGTCTTAATAAGTTGCCCCGCAACTTCATATGTTCTAGGATGTTCACTTTCTTGAGCAAGATCAAGTATACCAGTAATTGCGTCCTGACCTCGCTCAATGAGATTGTAGAAGTTTTCTCTACTATACTTGTAGTCTATATCTGATTCTGCATCTCTATCGCTGGAGACTGTTACAGACGTTTCTGGACGTGGTATTAGGGGTTTTGGATCTATGATTTCTTCTTTAATATCTTTTACTACACCCAAGGCATCACTTATTGCATTATCAATTTTATTCATACTAATACTTATATATTATAACCACTCCGAAGTTGACTCATTAAATCCAAAGTTATCATCGTCACCACCAGTAGGTGCTGTAGCCTGAACTGTGAATCTTTGAACACGAGTAGGTGCATTTGCTGGGAGGTCTGTATAAGTATCGGCTTGTACTTTTGTAATTGGTTTTGCTGTAGTAACTGGACCGTAAACATAAGACTTAGCTGTGAAACTTAGTGTGTAGATAATAGCTCTTCGTGTTTGAAAATCACCTTCATAAGTATCCTCATAACCAATACTATTCAGCACAATTGGAACATCACGAACAATATCCATATCTGGAACTTCATTTATAGATACTGTATATTCTGGTTGAAAGAATGGAAGAATCTGTTCAATAATTTGAATACCGTCATCACTATTCTTTGCCATAACAAATAATTCAAAGTTCATATTATAAGGAACAGGTGTGTATTGAGTACTCATCTGTTTTAATTTCTTATCTTCTGTATTGGCAACTTTCTTTTGCTTTACTGTACGATTAAGTTTTCGTGATGGATCATAATCAAAAGATTGAATTTCAAATCCAATACGAGGAAGAGTCAAAGCGATAGACTGAGTACCGGACGGATCTTGTGTAAGTCTAGATATAAATTTCTGCTTTGGTCCGTATGCTAAAGGAACTTTCATGGATTGCACTTCACTTCCGGAACTATCTTTCCGAGTAATATGAATATCATTAAACATACTACCAAAAGCAATAATAGTTTTTCTCAAACTTTCGTTATAAAAATATTGACCTAACATTTAGTATTTCTCCGTAGGTTCTCCAAAAGGATTTCTTTCTGTAAAATCTAGTACAGGATCATTTAATCCAGCTGCTGTATCATCTAACCAATCATTATCTGCTAAAGGTTCTGATTGAGTAAATGAATAAGACTCATTAATAATGTAGAATGTATAGGAAGAAGTAGATTCTTCCGTAAGAATTGAATCAAATCCTGTTTCAGTTTCGGATGTAAGATCACCCGTGCCACCATCGGTAGCCGTTTCAAGTTCAATGACGCCTGTAGAATAAATATCAGTTCCTCTTTCTAATGCAATACTTTCCGTATAACTAGATGCTTGTTCTCCTGTAAACTGCCAAGTGAGAGCATCTGTAGAATAAACGTCTTGAATCGCATCAATTGCTGTAATATCTGTATCAATTCTTTCACCAGAGTATTCTGCATTACGAGCATAAAGTTTATACACAGGCAGATTGTCTAATTGATAAAAAGGATCATCTTTATCGACAAAACTAATTTCAAACAATCTATTGACGTTTGGCATATAAATCCAATCGCCTTCATTGGGCCGTACAGATGATATAAGATTGGAATCTGCACTGACAAATCTTTCCCATCGTCGCCTCGATACAACAAAAGTAGTATCATCACGAATTTCTAAACCAAATCGTGATATTAATTCTTTCTCACCATCATACCCCTCAACAGTTTCCATATACATCTCTATGAGATAAGAATCGTCGAATTTTGAAAGAGGATCTTCACCAAAAAGCTCATCTTTATTTACTAGGGTACGAGGTAAATAATAAACGTCGTGGCCATAAATTCTTAAAGCCTCAATGATTAAATCTTCGTATAGGTACTTTTCGTTAGTCGTGCCCTTTGAGAAATAATGATTTACGGGCATGACTTTATCCTATATCAAAAAGTAGAGGTTCTTCCCAGGTAAGTTTTGATTCTTCCTCTAGATTTTCAATATCTTGTTTGGCCTCACTGTATATAGTTTCACCATTCATTGTGACACCACCCAACATTGTAACTCCATTAAACTTCATAAGGTTTTCTCCCCATTGTTTTTTAATGAGAGCAGTTGCGTATTTTTTTAGCCAGAGGTCATTGTAAATATCTGTCCAAGTAGTTGGATCCAGTTTGCGATAACATTCTATAATAACGTATTCACCAACACTAATATCATCACCCCAATCCATATTAATATATAGTCTATTTTGATGAACATTAAATTGAATTGGTTTTTCACCTATGAGAATAGCATCTAGAAAATCCAAATGCATCATAGTCATTTGATAATGAATAACTGATTGTGAAGAAAAATCATAAAGGTCGTTCAATCTAAGTTGATAACGAATATCAAACATATTAAGATTGCCGCGATCACTAAACGGTAATACACGCAAAACACTTTGAACGGAGTCGGGCATTGGAATATAAGCCTGACCAGTTGACCAAGATACTTGATGAACGCTTGTTACCGTAGCACCATCTCCATGATTATTAGTTAGAGCTGAAGTTGTTAAAACGTTTCCACTTTTAGCAGTATATGTAACAGTCTCCGCTGGATTGACTCCTTCTGCTGAAATTGTAATAGTACCTGAAGCTGGAAACTGAGAAGCGTCCGTAAGAGTAACAGAAGTTGCACCAGAACTTAAAGCTCCATTCAGTGTAGTTGTGAGTTGATTACCATCCGTTGCCGTTTCTGTTTCATTTACGTTTGCACGATCAACATCGGCCTGAGTTATTTTGTGTTTGAGATAAACTCGTTGCATACCATTATACTGAAAAGTATAAAAGTATTGTAGTGCTTCGTCAATACGATCATCTACCTGGTCATCATCAACATTGATTTCAATTACTGGATGTCCAAGTCTCCTTTTACACCAGCTTTTTAATGTTGCCTTTGAATTTGGTATTGCCATAATATTATCCTAATGCGATTGCCATTGTCACGGCCTTTGAAGTTGCCGTTGTTTCTACTTCCGCAGTGCTCAAAACATCTAAGTTTGTTCTTGCACCAGAGGCTGTAGATGACCCAGTACCACCATCAGTCAATCCAATAGTATCGGAAGAAGTAAATTCAGCTAGACCAGTAGGATCAGATCCCGTATATGTAGCTTTTAATGGTGACTTGTCTGCCATAAATTATACCAGTTTTAATGTTGTCTTACTTGTTCCGCCAGATGTAGTAAAAGGAATATACAGATTTGAATTAATATTAGACACTGTTCCAGTAACATTTGCTTCTATAGTTTTACTTGTTCCGTTAGACGTTGTGAAATCAATAGACGTTGCTGTAATAACTCCCGGCACAGCAAAAACTGAACCGTTATTATGTTTAGAATATAATCTTTGATCTGCTGTATTAATAGCAAGTTCCCCGACCGACAAATCATTGGCGGTCGGGACTGTACTTGCTGTTGTACTCCTTTTTAATATAATATCAGGCATTTATTAGAATGTTCCACCATCAATCTGATTAGTCCAAGCAGGAGTTCCACTGTTACTATACAAAATGTATCCATTGGCCCCAGCTGCAGTTGCCTGAAGGGCACTTGTGCCGTTGCCGTATATGATACCGTTTGAAGTAAATGTGGTTGCACCTGTACCACCGTTACCGATTGGTAGAGTACCTGTCACTTTAGC